TTTTTGCTGGTACATAACCACCTCTAAATGATCCATACCTGTTAACTATAGGTGTTGCTTCTACTTCTTTAAAATAATATCCATATACATCGTTATGTGCTTTTTGAATAAGTGGCAACATTTGTTGGTTAAGATCCCATACTTCTTGCAAAAATACAAAATCTTCATTAGTTAAAACTCCTTCATTAATCATACGATCTACAAAAGTTTTCCATGCAGTTGTATTTAACGATCCATCTTCATTAAGAGTTGCCCAACCTCTACCTAATAAAAGTTTGCGTAAGTTGCTTGTATTGCCAGTGTGCAACATAGCACCAAGTAATTCAGCTTTACCAAAATCACCGTTAGCATTACCAAATGTATAACCAAACTCTCCAGATACAATTTTTCCTTTAGGCAAATCTAACTTGGCAATCATTTGCGAATATCGTTTTGTGTAATTAGTCCTTTCTATTCTGTATTGATTTAATGCATCTTTTACTGGACGCCAAATATATCTAGTAAATGCACCTGCTCGTACTTCATCACGTTCTAAAACAACGCTACCAATTAAACCTTTACCAGTTTTTGTCGCACCGTCCATACCATCTGCCCAATGCTCTATACGTCTTAGCATTGCTTTACCTTGCTGCATTGCCCTCATAAAACGTACTCTAGTTTTTGGTGCTTCTGTAACACCTACTGGTTCTGGTGTTTTCATTCTTGACATAACGTCAACCAATTCATCTACTACTGCTTCTAGCTCTACACGTTTGCCTTCTATAACAACTTGTTTATCTCTTCTAGATTGATACCACAATGTCTGGATCATTTCGTAAACAGTATCAAATTTTTCAGTTGTTAAATCTTTAATATCTTGCCCACCTTCATTTGTAAGGTCTTCTATTAATGGTTTTAATTGTTCAAACATATCAGGATTATATGCTTGTAATTTATCTGTATACGCAGCAGGTTTATCTACCGCAGGGCCTAATCCATAAGAAGCAAGTATTGCTCTAGCAGAATTCACCAAATCCATATTTCTTCTTGTTGCTATTTTTTTATCAGAACCAAATACTTGTTTAAATACTTTTTGTGCTTTATCAAATGTCTTATGTATTTCTAATGCTTCTTTAGCTAACTGGTTATTTAATAACTGCGATTTTTTAGCTTTAATTGCAGCTAAAGTATCACCTTTTTTCATTGCAGCTTCTGTAGCTTTAGCAGCTTTAATTTCATTACGACTAAATTGTGATGGCCTTATATCTTTTAATCTTTTTTTAGCTAATAATTCTTTTGCAACTTGTTTAGCAGCAGCAACTTGATATCGTACTGGCTGCATAGATTTAGATAGAAAACGTAGTTCAACAGATATAAATCTAGCTCTTGCTTCGTTATGTATTGCTTCTTGTACCTGTAATTCTTGTCTTCTTGGATCAGTAAGGTTACTAAACTCATTAAGCATACGTTGGTCTGTGCGTTCCATAACTACTTCTTTCATTGGTCGCATATCTACTAACGCATTAACCATTTCTACTGGATCTGCAAAACCAAACATCTCAGCAACAAGAGAAACTGGCATACCTTCTTTTGCTACCATGCCGTATTGACCAGTACGCAATTTTTTAATTTCTGTAGCCATATCATAAAATGGCACTAAATTTTTTAATGACGCTATTTCTATCTTGTGACCAGATCCAGCAACAACCCTTTCTCCTTGGTCGTTAACAAACTCTCCACGTTTTAAAAATGCTTGTAGTCTATATAATTTTTCTTTTTCTATTTTATTAGTTTCTTCTTGTATTACTTTTTTCCTAGTTTTTTCTACATCTTTTTGTATATCTTTTAATACTCTGCTTTTAGCATTAGACAACCATTTTACTTGTCGCATACTAGCTTTTGTTAATTCTTCCATAGATTTATCTTCTGCTTCTTGCATTGCTTTTGTATATTCACTCCATGTTGCGTCATCCATACCGCTTTGTTCTTGTGTTTGAAACATAGCTTTCATGCCGTATATTTCTTCAGCTTGTGTTATCTGTTCTTCACTAGCCAACATACGATCCATAACACCTCTTATTTCATCAGTTAATATTGGCAAATCTTGGCCGTTTTCTTTTCTATATATAACGTTTAATTCATCTCTTATAGATCTGTAGATTCTGCGTAAAAACTTACTAAATTTATTAAATATTTCTTGTAATTTTGTATTTGGTGCTTTGCCTTCATATAAATAAATTTCATAATTATAAGCAAATGCTTCGTGAAATTTTCTTTTTTTATCTATAGATAATTGATTCCAAGCTTGTGCATCCTTAACACCAAAAAACTTTAGCAACGTTTGAAAATCATCTGTTTGCTGTTGCGATGCTTGGTCAGACATTGCTATGTCTTCCATGACAGTTAACATATAATGCGCTGTTTCATGTAAGAACGTAGAAAAATCAGATTCTTTAGTTAATACTGTAGTTAATGTTTTAGGATCAAACCCACCTCTTATACCGTCAGGTTCTGATTGTTGTAAAAATTCTCCTACTTTTACTTGAATAGATCCTCTAGGCTTTCCAACTGAGAGTCGGAAATCTCTTCGTCCGTTTGGGAATTCATCATCGAGACTAAGTCTAGAAGGTTCGACTCTGATGGCAACTGCGGTATCACCGTAGCCAGTATCTGTGATAGCTCTGGTGGTAACGTAGACATCAGGTTCTCCAGCACTTCTAAGTTCACCTGTGGCCTTGATTGATTCTGCTGCTTTTCTGTTGGTGTGGTGGTAGACGGTAACTGTTCCGTCTGCGTTGAGGGGAAGTCCTGTGTTTTCGTCAATTTTTCCTTGTTGTTGGAAAGTTCCTCCAACATCTGTGTTATCTTCTCGTCCTGTACCATCTCGTTGTGTTCTTGCTGCACGCTCATCGGATTGTAACTGTAACTCACTATCAACCTCCTGTAATTTAGTTTGTATAAGGTCATTTGCTATACCTAGTTTAGCAGCAAAACTAACCGCAGCATTGGCATAATCTGGTGCTTCATTATCGGCATAACCTGTTTCTACGGCTGTCTCTTTTAATTTTGCTGAGTCATATAACCTTTTTTCTGGATACCAAACCAGTGCCTGTAAATCTGCCATTGTAAGATCTGGTTCTGTTTGCTGCATTGTTTCTAATACTTGTGAAAATACTTTTACAATGTTTCTTCTTTCTGGTGCGCCACTTGGTGCTTCTTTTTGACCGTCATTATCTTTAGCTAATAAATTACCTCTCTTACGCAATAAATCGCCAAGACTTAATGTCTTATCACCTTTTCTAGGTTGACCCATTATGTCTAAAAATATTTGCTCATGTTTAGGATCTTCTGCAAATGTTGCAATTTGCGCCATAGCAACACGATTAGCAGGTAATGTAGATGCGTTTTTAATTGCTAGTGCTACGTTATCAATGTCACCTAATGTAAGTTTTCTACCTATTATTGCTTCAAACGCTTTTTTTTGTTCTTTTGTTAATGACCTAATAATTTGTTGTATATGATTACGTTTAATTCTTGCTTGCTTTGTTTTATCTGTAACTAATGTAGCTGTTACACGCCCCCAAGTACGCATTAACCATCTATCCATAGTTAATTGTTCATAGTTACCGTATAGATTTGCAAAAAATCCATTACCAATTTTTGGCCCTGCTATTGCAGCACCATAAACCATTTCTGACAAACCATAGCCACCGCCTACATTTCTACCTGTATATTCTTTTACTTCTCTTACTGTATGCATTGTTCTCATAAATTCTTCTAATTCTGCAAAAGGTTTTTCTGCTAATAATCTATTCATTGTTTTAAATGCTATTTCCATAGCTTCTCTAGCTTCACCGCCTGATTCAAACACTTCTGGCAAGACATTATTTTCTTTATAAAAAGCATATGCTTGTTCTGCTAATTCAAAGTTCTTATCAACTTTTATACCGTTAGATGTAACAGCTAACGCCCATTTAAAAATAAAATTAGATTTAACATCAGTAGCAATCTCAGGATGAATTATAGAAAGTACACCTAATGCTTTACTAACTTTTTCGTTATACCAACCAACAGCATTTGCATTTTCTTGCAAAGCAAAACGTGCGTCATCTAATAATGTTTGTACTAAATATTTTTCTGTTTCTACAGAAGAATCTGTAAGATCTACTTTAGCTTTTTTTGCTTCTGTTTTTATACGGTTTTGTATTTGTAATTTAAAATCTCGGTTAGTTGCAAATGGTTTACTAGCTGCAAAATCAAAATTTTCTACAATTCGTGCTATCTGATATACAGCTTGTGGTACTGGCTTGCCTTTTTTTTGTTTACCTCTTTGCGCCAATATTTCTTGTGTTTGCTGTTTATATATGTTTGCTATCTCTGTATCCCATGTACCACTATTCATTGTTGATTTAACTGCTTTATTATCAAACACAACTATTTCGTTACCATCAAGCACAGGCATAATTGCACCGTCATATCCTTGTGCAATAAGGTTTTCTTTAAACTGTTCTGCTGATACTTGACCTGATCTAACTAATTCTTTGTCATCTGTAGTTGCTTTGTATGGATTTTCTAAACGTACATACAAAGGCATAATAATTGGATCTGTAGGGCCAGCAGGTAAACGACCATTTTTAATTCTTTGTTTTTTTAAATTTGTATAGTATTTCGCTAAATTTTCATTATCAGTTACATATACACCAGTACCTAACCATCCCTCATCTAATCTTTTTGGATGAGATAAATCAAAGAAATCTATGCTATCTGTTGTGCCGTGATAAACAACTTGTGGTGTACCGTCAGCATTTTTTAATTTTGACTTACCAAAAAATTTTTTAAATGCAGGTGTGTCTAATTTAACTGAACCATCTTGGTTAAATAATTGTTGTTCTGGCGATACGTTAAATTTTTCGTCAGTAGTTATGTTGTAAAAATATTTACTAAAAAATTCACTTGGTTTTATGCCTAATTGATTTGCCTGTGTAACTACAAAATCTCTAACAAAATAAGATAAAAATTTAGTTTGGTTAGGTGTATAAACACCAGTAGCTTTTAATTGATCATTTATATTTGTTTGTATTTTGTTTGCGTCTTTTTTTATTTCATCTGCTAATTCTTTTTGTTGGTTTAATATTTGTTCTGCTTCTTCTCTAAGAGTTTCTCTTTCATTTGCAAACTGACCAGCTTCTGTTGCACTCATGCTGTCCTGTGTTACACGCAAATGTGGCTGCAATGCAAGACCTAGCTGTGTGCCAGCAATTTTTGCAGCATATGTTCCTGTTGGCACTGCAATATCTCCTTGCCCACCTGTTGCATTTATTTCTTTTAAATCATTAGCTATTTGCGGAGAAAACAATTCTAATTGTTCCATAGTTATACCATTGCTTCTTAACTGCTGATTTAATATTTCTGCGTCTACAAAAATGTTTGGTACGTCTTTGTCACTAGCTACGTTTTGTATGTACGATTCAAATAAATTAGGATTTCTTATTTTTGTTTTGTCTGTAGTAGACAAAGTGGTTAATGAATCAATAAATGCAGCATCTTTTGTTGCTTTCTTTGCTTTACTTGTATTAGTTATAAAAGTAGGGCCAGCACTTAATCCAGCAAGTGGAATCATACCAGTAGCAACCATTTCAAATACAGCAGCAAGTCTTTGTGATATTTCTGTTCTACCTTCTGCTGTTAATAATTTACTTTCAAATTCACCTGTCTCAAAATAATTAGCAAAATCTTCACCTGCTATATTTACTAGCTCTTGTAATTGTTCAGTACCTACCTCTGTTGCCCAGTTACGAAAAGCTTCAGTACCAGTTTTGCGTAAAACTTGTACCATAGTAGGTTTTATTAAAGACTTATTAACTTCTTGCATAGTCTCTCTAATTAATAAACTTTTTATTGGTGCTGTTACTGTGCTTAAACCTACAAATTCCAATCCACCATTTACAAGACCAACTGATATACCAACATTTCTAGCTGTTTCGTGAGAAACACCCATGTCTATAAGAGCGTTATATTGATGACCTGCTTCTATCATTGTTGATTCTTTAGCAGAACCAGTTGTCATACCCCAAATAAATCCAGTAATAATTCCACCTTTTACAGTAATTGGTGCAAATGGGCCACCAAATAATCCTAAAGTTCCACCTGTTGCTCCACCAGCAACACCAAACTTTACGGCTTCTTGCATAGTCTTAGACCATTGCCCACCTATCGTAAAAGTGTTTTCCCACATACCAGAACCGTCACTTTCTAGTTCTTCTAGCCTTACGCCTATTTCTTCTATACGTTTATCTATTGCTTCATTAGAAACACCCAGTTCTACATTTAATGCTTTTTGAAAACCAAGTTTACCTTGTTCAGCTTGTAATCTACCTTTTTCCCAACCTTGTGCAGCATTCTCAGGAAAATTTTGTATACCAGTAAATGCACCTTCTATAAGAGTCAAACGTTCTACATTATCTTGTGCTATTGCTGCAAAATTAGGATCGGTTAAATGACGCATTAATATTGGATTTGTTTGAGCTAAATCCAGTTGATATATATTTTGTCGTTTGTTTCTTTCTCTTAAAATTTCTAAAGTTGTATCACTATTTAATGCAACTCCGGGTGGCAAATTTAAACGATTTGCTAATTTTTGTGCTTCACCAGTATTATCTGGATCTAACGCAGAAACTGTATGTAAAATTTGTTTTAATTTTTTTTCACGTTCTTTATTTTCTTGTTCATATAAATCATCAAAAGGATTTTTTTGACTATAATTTTGACTTGGAGCTAATGAATTTAAATCATCAAATGGATTAACAGACATTAATCGTCCTCCGTATATGTAAATGCTTCATTAGTATTTGCAGGTTGACCTTTACGGACAAAGTAATCTGCAATATTTTTTTGCGTAACAGGTTTACCTGCTTTGCGTAAAGATTCTTTAATTAACGACAATACGTCTGGATCAATTTTACTTATAAATATTTTTACGTTTTCACCTTTATAAGGTATTTCAACATAAACATCTTGTAATTGATCTTGATCAACAAAGAATATATTTGTATCTATTGTATCTTTACCGCCAATAAATCCTAAAAACGGATCATTATCAACATTTACGTTGTCCAATAAAATATTATTTAATGCTTGTTGTTTTTCGCCCATAGTTAATTTTACGTTGCCTTTTGTTATTTGTAGTGCATTAATTTCTTTTAGCCATGCGTCATGAATAGCAATATATTTTCTTTTCTTTTCTTTATTTTTAGAAGTATATAAATCACCCATGTCATACCTGTCTAATGTAGCTTTCAACATAGTTACATTACCTGTTGCTTCTATTACAGAGTCTTCACTTCTTAACGATGCAGCATATCGTTTTAATTCTAAATACTGCCCATTACTTAATTTGTGGCTATGAAATTCTAAATTAGTTGCAACTTCTGCTGGGTTACTTTTTAATTCAAATTCTGTATCTACATCTGATTCTATTGGCCGTCCATTTTTTAAAATTTGTTGGTCTTCTTCAGTAAAATTATTAATATCAATATTGTTAGCTTTTAAATTTTTCCATCCACCTTCTTCTGCAAATGCTATTTCTTTTGCATTATTAAATGCTTGATTATATACAGCTTCACGTTTATTTTTAGTTTTATTGTATTTAATTTCTAAATTTTTTGTTGCAACTTCTAATTCGTTTTTGTCTGTAATTGTTTCTTTTAATTCTTCTTTTAATACATCTAACGGACGTAAATTTGTAACAGGGTTAATATCTTCTACTACATTTTGTGTTTCCACATTGTAATCAATGCCTTTCTTTATTACTTCTAAATCATTGTTTACTTTATCTGCATATGTACCATCAAATAAAAAATATTTTCTACGAACATTAGCTATGATTAATTCATTGTATTTATCTAATATTTTTTCATTAATTTTTTGTCGGTATTTATCATCATTTTTATATTGTTCTTTGTCAAACTTTACACTGTTATAAGCTCTTGTATATAAGCTATCAGCTTTTTTTACATTCAGTTTTTGTATCGCAAATAAATGTGTTGTTTGATGTTCTGGTATTAATGTTTTAGTACTGCCTTCTTGATAAAAAATAGAAGTGTCTCTAACTTGTTGCAGTAATTCTATTCTTTCACTTCTTTTGCTATTTGTTAAATCAATTAATTCGTCATTTGTATTAAAACCGTCTACAACTGCACCACCATTATCATTTGTAACTGCATTGTTGCTACTTAAAGAAAATAATTTATTTGCTTGATCTAAAAAATTACCACTGTTTTGATTGCCATTATTTTGAATTACTGATTCTGCAATTACTTCAGCGTTGTGTTCAATATGTTTTTTATTAACTTCTTTTTTTAAATTACTTACTTCTTCTTTTTTTAATATTGGATTTAATCTTTCAAACAATTGATCTATTTGACCCCATTCTGCATCATCACCTAGTTTGTCTAAAAGATCTTTATATATTTCCATATTATATTCATTTATATCTTTTATATATTGCTCACTAATACCTATTTTTTGTCCGTTTGCATCTGTTGCTTCGGGATCTATATTCCAACCTTTTAAAATAGCTTTTTCTTTAAGTTTTTCTAGACCAGCAGCATAATGCAAAACAAATGCACCATTAGAGTCATTCCAACTTGCATAGTTATTTTTTGTTTCTTTTTTATGATTTTCAATACTTGCATCTACTTCACTTTCGTGTGCTAGACGTTGTTGCTTTATAGAATGCTCCGTCATTTTATTAGTCGCAGAATTTAAAGAAACCGATGCCATATTTTCAAATAGATATTTACTTTCGCCATTACTTGCTAACTCTGCATACTTAGCTAATAACTGATTATTATTGTTATTAACTTCATCAAAAGCACTAGTACCTTCTTCTTTGTTAACAGTTTTTACTGCATCAAAACCTTTAGTAGTTAAATAATTATTAGTACTTGCTTCTAATTCATTGTAAAATTCGTTATATAGTTTTTTTGATTCAGCATCGTTAAATTCATCTTGTAATTTAAAAGCAATTGCAGAAACATTTTGTTGTGCTTTAGCAAAATTTTGTAAATCATCAGTAACGGTATCTTGTATAGGTTCTATTCTGCCACTACTAAATTGTGGAGCAGATCCAATTTCTAATCCTTCTGATGGTGTTAAAGGTACTGTTGCCATAATTAATTAACCAAAGAAATTTTCTGGTAAATTACCAACAATATTAGTTGCCCCTGTTAACAACGTACTAGTCATATTCATAAACGGACTAATTGACGAAGCAGTACTAAACATATTGTTAGCTGATACACCAAGCATATCTCCTTGTATACCAATGCCAACTGCACGAGTTCTTTGTGCATTCATAGCTCTAACTTTGTTTGTGTTTAAAGTTAACCTATCTATTTCTTTCATTAATTCAGCACTGGCAAAAACATTTGCAGTACTTCCAACACCCATTTGTATACCTCTTGCAGCAAATGATGCTCTAGATTTAGAAATTTGTTGACCTGTTCTTAAGGTTTGTATTTGCAATCGTTTATTATATGCTCTTGCTATATGCTGTGCTTGACTTTCCAACATACGTCTGTTGAGCTTCGCCATGTCACGCTGATGCTCAAGATTTAACGCCTGACTTTTTAATTTATATTTCTCAGTATTAGCAGCAGACCTAGCACTAATCATGCCAGTAAGTGTGCTTGTGATACCTAATCCAAGACCTAATTTATCTCCTAATCCTAAACTTGACCAACCTGTTGCCATTAGTTCAACAAAGTACCTATTTTAATAATATACATATAGGTTTCTTGCTTACGGTTACACTACCCACCAATAGCTACTTCTAAAGTTAATGCTACTACTGTTAAAGGTAATGGATCAGTTTGTCGTACAAATAACTGGCCATTGTCTTGCCAAGTAGGAGTTAACATAATTTTTATATCTTGTGTTTTTAATCTTGGTGGTTCGCCATATGGTTCTGTAGTTCTTTGTTTTGCTTCTATTAATTTGTCTGCACTAGGGCCAGCAAAAATTCCAGAAGATTCTAATACTCTTAACCAAACATGATTTATATTTTTTACTCTACCCTGACCAAAAGCTTCTACTTGCAAAGCCAAAGGTAGACTTTGCAAATCACTATTATATTGCAAACCTATATGAGCAACACTGGCAGCACGTTCTAAAACTATTGTGCCACTACTTACAACTCTTTGTGGATGCACAGCACCATCTGCCAATATGCTTACAGTTTTACCTTCTAAATAATTTAGATTTGATATTGTATTTCTTGCGACTTCATATGACGTTAATCCTGTGTTTCTTAAAGGTGCTGGTAAATCTCTTTCTAATTTTGCAGTTGCTACGGTTGCACTAGTAGTAGATATAATTACACACCTATATGTCTCTGTACCATCTACTATAACTATTGCATCATCTACATCAGCTACACTTGGTGGTGGTTGAAATAAATTATAATTAGTTGTTATTGTTACGCTTTCACCTCTTGTATAATTTGTACCGCCAGAAATAGTTACAGTGCGAGAATTATCTGTATTTGTGCCATCATATGTAGACCCAGAATCAACAAAAAAGCTATCACGTTGAGTTGCATATATTCTTGTTCCCATACGTTCTATATATCTTTTTGACACACCATTAATAGTTCTTTTAATAACGCAATAAACTACATCATCTGCACCTTCAGACACTACTGCTACGCTTTCAAATAAACCATCAGTGTCATGTTGATGCCATGCACCTATTTGTTGTTCTGGTACATATGTAAGTCCTAATAATAAACCTTGATTATTTACAAACCAAACTACAGGCAATGGTGCTTTTGCCATACCTATGTCTACAATTTCAAAATTATCAAATAAATGTGCTGCTCTTATTGATACATCACCTGTAATAAAACCATTAGCTTGCCAGTTGTAACCTAATTCTCTAACGTGGCCACCACGAGATGCAGCATAAACCATGCTGTTATTAACAATTACTGGCTGTGCATTGTTTGCACCAACATAAGATTGTGGTTTTACCGATATAGATGTAGGTGTTATAGCGTCACTGTTTACAGAAGTCACACGCCATTCTGCTGACCCTGTAAGCATAAGTAAATTTGTTAACGGAACTATATGCCTAATAGTATTTGCTTCACGAGCAGCAACTCTAAACTCAATACGGTCATCATCTCGTATAGGTAAACCAAAAGACATATTACTTTCAGTACCTGATTTAGTCATCCATATATTTTGCGGTGCATTATTTGTACCTGCAAACACTCTGCGTTGTTCAAAATAAGATACAGCACCGGGATAATTACCGCTACCTACAAAATCATTTTCATATATTGGTGGCGTTACAGAAAAATCTGGCCCTATGTTGTCATCAATAATAGTTGTAGCAGTAGTTTCTCCAATAAATCCATATATACCACCTTGATTCTTATAAACTCTATATCTATCAGCAGCAGCTACTGCGTTCCAAGTTACTGTATTTTTTGCACCAGTTACAAAAATATTATTTTGTACAGAAGCAGAACTAGATTGTGCGCTTTCGTCTACTAAATTTGCTGCAATAGAAGTAACTACATATTCGTGCGCTTGATAAGTATCAGTGTTAATACTGGCAGATGAAGGTATATACGCAGCTACACTAACTCCTCCCGGTGCTGCAATAGGGCTACCAAAATCAATTAATTTAAGTTCCCATTTTGTTGCGCCTAATCTTCTTAATTCTCTTGGTGGGTGATTTGGATGTACTAACGTCATAACGTCAGCAGATTGTACATAATGTAAATCAAACAACTCTGCTTCTAAATATGGTGACGGTATTTCATATGTCATATCAGCAGGTAACGCATACCAATTAGTAGCATTTGGTGGTTGGCTATTAGAGTGCGCTGTTTTAGCGTAATAATTTGTACCGCTATATTTTGCTATGTCTCCTACTGTATAGTTTGTACCACCGTTCCATGCTGCACCATCGTTATAAAGTAAAGTTAATCCTTGAGTATGAAATCTAAAATAGGTATTACCCATTTCGATAACCATAGTTTGCACAGTGTTAAAAGTAAATGACAACAATCTTGTAGCTTTAGTACTGTCTTTTACTTCTTTTACAAATTTAAATCCCGGTCTATTCTGTGCTGGCCCTTGTGGTTTAGCAATAAAATTACGCATTTTTGCTGCGCCTTGTTGATATTTAGCATCATCTATACGCCCAAACATTTCTGGTGAAACTTCACCTGCTGAAAATGCTTTTGAAAATGTGCGTGTAGTTGGCATAAGTTATCTCCCAGATGTCCAAGGAACAATATGTTCTATTGTTATATCTCTTTGTAAATTATCTGCTTGTTTTGCACTTGCTAAATAACCTTGCATCATTTCTATACAGCGTTTTGCTTCTGCCATGCCTTGATCACCTTTTATTATTGGCCCTGCAAGCATTGATGCTAAATGCCAAGACAATGTATTTATAAATAAAGGTGGGAATAAAGTCGAATCAGTTATTAATGCTTGATATCTCAACATTGCATTTTCTTGGTTTGTATAAATATATGATCCCTCTATTGCAAACTGTTGTGGTGTATATTGTCCAGCTACTATTGTCGGGGCATAGTTAGATGTTATACCACCGGGTGTATCACCAGCAGACATTCTTGTAGCATAATCATTTTGTGCTGTTGGAGATATTATTGCAACAGCCGACATCATGTCAGCAGGTGCTGCATATGCATAATCCCATTGATCTAATGTATTAGTAGTTAAAGCTAAACTACCACGTTTAGATGCAAAACTCCATGTATGCATTGCCAGCAAACTGTTTCTTGCAATTGGATAAAAACGTGCAGCTTTTTCTGCTTGTGCTGATCCTTCTGGTGGGGATAGCGTAGCTATTGTTGCATCATCACCCAGATTTGCTAGGGCAAGGTTGCAAATATCTACTTCAGTTGCCATGACATCTCCTAAAAAAAAGGGAGGTTAGCAGTTATACTACTAGCCCCCAGTGTGTAAATAAGATAACCAATGCCTACTTACTTGCTGCTTCAAGTTGACTAATAAGAGTTTCTTTTGTTTGTCTTCTATCTAGTTCAATACCAATAGAACGACCATAAATTTCAAGTTCTGCTTTAGTCATTGATACATAATCAATTGATTGAGTAGTTGGCTGAACATTTTCTGACACTACGGTTGGTGTGTTAGACGGCACAGGTAGATCAGGTTCAGTTCCACCAACTAATTCAATATTACTATTGAACTCTCCATTATATTCAAACTCTTCATCAGCTTCTCGCATGGATTGACCAACGAAACACTTGACTTTAGCTCTGTAAATAGGCATAGATTCTCCTTATTAAGCTACGGTAAAACCAGAAGCATAGTACTTTTGACCATCACCGATTGTTTCTACTACATCAGCAGTAACTTTACCAGCGTTAAAAGTACCAGCAACAGTGTATCTAGCACCAAGATATCTCTGACCTTTGCCAGCAATATCTGGATTTAAACGTACAACAATGTTCTTACCTAATGTAAGTACTGCTGTAGCTAATACTGCACTACTACCAATAACAGTAGGTGTGCCTAAGTTTGCACTTGCACTAGTAATAACTTCAAAAGTTACACTTGTACCGTTAGCAAATGCTTCGGTCAATGCAAAATTCATGTACAAAGCAGTACCTTCACCCATGTCTCTAGCAACGCCTAAATCAATAGTGTTAGTAGATACAGCAGTTGATGTTACCGCTTGATCTTCGCTCACTCTGAGCAATGAATCTGTAATCATTTTAAATCTCCTTTGTTAATAATAAGATTAAACTACACGAGCTTCGCTGTTAATCAACGCATCTACTCTTCTTAGAGGTACTCCAAGGAATGATAAGTAGCTTTGTGCTGATCCAAACTGTGATAAACCTTCTTGTATTGATAATACGTTTTGTGATTTATCAAGTGCTGCAATACTCATGCCTGAGTGAACTGTTCTATTCATATAGAAAGCTGCTCTTCCCATTGCCATGTTTGGTATTCTGTACAACGCTCTAGCCATCAATTTAATTAAATTAGTTGATGCTGCTGCTGTTTGTGTACCAGTACTACCAAGGAGGTCAGAAATATCAATGTTGCAAATACGAACAACGTATCTCCAATCTTTAACAACCAAACCGTTTTTCCACTGATAACGTGTAGCAAAAGCTTGTAGTCTTGTACCGTCACTATTGTAAACAGTTTGCTCACCTAGATCTTCGTGTGTTAAACCTGCTTTAGATCCTTTAGGGAAAGGACAATAAACAGTTTGGTCACCCCAAACAACTAGATATACAGAAGCATTGTCAGAACCTGATCCACCTGCATCAAGGATGTTTACAGCATTATCTGCTGATAAATCACCGTATCTTGGTGCTAAACCTAGAAACTTCTTAGGATCTGTTCCGGGATTACCATAGAACATAGTCTCAGCTTGAGTCTGGTTCATTGCTTCCAAGAACGCAGTATCTTCAGATAAACGGAACTGTGCAGTGTTACCATTTAACATTGCTAAGTCTTTGTCTACTTCAGAACGTGCTTCAAGAATTGCACAAGCTTCATCAACTTGAGCAGTTGTTGATTTACTGCCGGGAATACCTTGATTTAATGCACGAAAATAAACTGATGGTAAACCAGTTCTGATAATTACACGTTCACCAGTAGGTAAATTACCTTCCTTAAACACGCAATCATCTAGTATTTCGTTGCTTTGTGATAATAATTCTGCAACGATTGGAACTCTACCGTCTGGGTCAGATCTTTTTGCCCAATCCGCTAGTGTTAAATTTGAGGTTGAGAGAGTAGCCATTTAATAACTCCTTACTTGTTTTGCTGATTTGAATACAATGAATTTGCTATAGCGTTAAAATCTTTTGGGCCACTTGTTCTTAATGAATCAGCACCTTCAGAATTACCGATATAACTATCTTCACTGAGTGCCTTACCTGCTCTGTACATAAACCTGATTATCTCAGGATGATTTCCAAAGCCTGTTTCAACTAGCAGCGACTTCAAGGCATCATTACCAAACGTATCTAAAGCAGATTTTGCAGTTTTTAGATTGGCATCAAAATTTTCACCCCCAAATTCTTCATCTGATTGTGAATCATTTACCCATCCAGTTTTTGCATCTTCTAAGGCTTTAGCTTGTTTAGCTTGAACGACAGGTGCTACCTTGTCTAATACCTTTTGTGCAGCTTCTTGCGACAGGTTAAGTTCTTTAGCGACATCACCGAATGCAGTTAAGACATCGGGGTCGAGTTCTTGCGGTGCGTCAGCCACCTTTGGATTAAACTCGTAATTCTCAGGCGCACCTTCTGGTGCTTCTGATTCGCTAGTTTCACTTTCAACAGTGGTTTCATCCGAAACTTGTTGATCCTGTGTTTCAGCTTGCTGTTGTGTTTCAGTAGTTTGCTCGCTAGTAGCAGTATCTACTGGTTGCTGTTGTTCGCTGCCTTCATTTGTTTGGTTGGCTTCCGTCATCAGCATCTCTGACATTTTTTTGCTCCTTAATCATTGTCGGGTATAACTCAGGGCAGAGAGTGTGGATTAAGTTAAGTATTTGCAAACCATAGTTCCTGTTAC